TCCCTTCTACTAATTTTAATTTAGCTGCTAAGACATTACCTGTGCTTGATGTTCTTGTAAAGGTTTGAACTACATCTTGTGTTGTTGTATCTCCTGTTCCACCAAATATGTTAAAATTACCTATAGGGTTAGTCGTACCAATACCAACATCACCGCTTGAATCAATTACAAATCTATCAACATCGTTTGTGTCGTCATAAACACGAAAATTTCCGTTTGCACCAATTAAAGTAAAATCAGGATCGTTGTTAGAATCTGAAAATTTGATAATCGGATATGTCCCACTAACTTGAATATTTCCGTTAACGTGAAGTTTTTCACTCGGACTCGACGTACCTATGCCGACGTTGCCGCTTGAATCAATATACTGACGAAAATCGCCTGCTGTGTGGTCATAAATACCTAAAGCTGAACCAAATGTTCTTAGCCCCCAATTACGACCACCTGTAGCAGTATTTTCTAATCTAATTTGCGTAGTATCTCCTGAAAGAGTTAGTGGAGCAGAAGGACTCGAAGTCCCTATGCCGACGTTGCCGCTTGAATCGATGCGCATTCTCTCATCGCCACTATGAGTGCCAAACCTTATAATGTCAGCAGCACCACCATCATCACCATAAGTACCAATAAAAGTACCATTTGAGAAATGACCAATTTGTAAACGACCATCGCCCGACGTTCCTGTTTCTATTGATATTTGATTGCCTGTTGAGTCAATTTGTAACTTTCCATTACTCGGACTCGACGTTCCAATTCCAACGTTGCCGCTTGAATCAATGACCATTCTTTCTGACCAACTTATTGCTGAATCAGCAGCACCACTTGCTGCATTTTGAAACGTAATTACGTCATCATTAAAAAACAATCTACTTGTTGCGTGTGCTGATATTCTTTGTTCTGCATTGGCTGTTGTAAACTTAAAGTTTGTGCCAAACATCGCATCGGGATTTGAATCGTTATTTCTACCTGCCATTGATAAACTTCCAAGCTGATAGTTTCGCCAAGTCCCTGATGAATTTTCAGGAGTTGCATTAAACCCAAAATTCCCCGACGAATCGATGCGCATTCTTTCGGTGCTATTTGTATAAATCTTTACATTGTTATTTGTCCAAACACCTAAAACCGCATCATTATCAACGCCGTCAGCCATACCAAACCTAACATCTCCACCGTAAACAGCATCTGTTACTTTTAAATAACCACCTGAACCGCCTGAATTATTTGTGATGTGTAATTTTGATAATGGACTCGACGTTCCTATTCCTACATTGCCGCTTGAATCAATGCGCAAACGTTCGCTTCCATTAGTTGAAAGTGTAAGTTGACCGCCAACGCCTGAAGCACCTGTTGCATCTAAATCATAAACAAGTCCCGAAGAACCACCACTAAAAGCAAGTTGTCTGTTTGGCGCATTATCTACTCCATTACCAAAGTAAACTATTGGCGAAGTTCCTGAACCTTTTACGGCAAATTTAGCTGACGGACTTGCTGTTCCAATACCTATTCGATTGTTAGAGCTGTCTACATAAAGAGTGTCAGTGTCTACTGTTAAATCACCACTTACCGAAAGACTTGACAAAGTGCCTACGCTTGTGATGTTTGTTTGCGCAGCAGTTAAAACGCTACCTGTTAAATCACCTGTAACATCACCTGTTAAATTACCTGTAACATTACCTGTAACATTACCTACAACTCCACCTGTATGTGTACCGCTTGAATCACCTGTCAAATCACCTGTTACATCTCCTGTAATATTGCCCGTAACATCCCCAGTAAGGTTTCCAGTCACGTTTCCAGTAACATTTCCTGTTACGTTACCTGTTATGTCTCCAGTCACATCTCCCGTTAAATTACCGCTAATAGTAACCGCATCTAAGTCATTAATAACTAAGTCTCCTTTGGTGTATCCTGTACCCGCAGTGTCTACTGTTGAGGTTGGCTCTACTTCTAAGCCCTTAAATAGTTTAAACTTGTCGCTGTCAGAAGCATCTTTAAATAGACCCGAGTATTTAGTAGTAGTGCCTGAATCTAAGCTGTATTTTCCGTATAAACCTACGTCTACGCTGTTTTCGCTATTGTCTCTTGCAAGTTCAATAAGTGGGTCTTCTACTGAAAGGGTGTCTGTGTTTACAGTTGTAGTCGTACCATTGACTGTAAGGTTTTGTGCGATAGTTAAACTACCACCTAAAGAAACGTCGTTTGGTAAACCTACTGTAACAGTACCGCCTGACCCTAAAGTAACGCCACCACCTGTAACCTCAATTTCATTTGCTGTACCCTGAATAGTAAGCGAAGTGTCGCCTTGTACTGCGGTGTTTGCAGTTGAGCCATAGTCTACGCTAATTGTAGGACTTGACCCCTCACCTGAATTACTACCTATTGTAACCCCTGTGCCTGTACCTAAACCACTTACATAATCGCCTGTGGTGTCTGTACCTAAAGCGACAGAGTTAGCTTGTATTGTAGCTGTAATGTCTGCGTTTGCACTACCATCAAAAGATACTGAACCTGCTACGTCTCCGCTTAATGATATTGTACGAGCTGTTTCTAAAGCACTTGCTGTGTCTGCGTTGCCTGTAACATCGCCTGTTACGTTACCTGTTACATTCCCTGTAACATTCCCTGTCAAGTTTCCTGTAACGTCACCTGTTACGTCGCCTGTAACATTACCCGTAAGGTTTCCTGTTACATTCCCCGTTACGCTGCCCGTAAGGTCGCCAGTTACATCACCAGTTACATTACCAGTAACGTCGCCAGTTACATCGCCCGTTACATCACCAGTGACATTGCCTGTTAGATTGCCAGTGACATTTGTTGTGATAGAACTTGGAAGTCCTACTGTAAATGATTGGTCTGTTAAACTTACTTCGACCTCGTTTGCAGTACCCTCAATGGTTAATGTCTGCGAGTCTAAGTCAACTGAGGAGGTTGTAGTTCCATCAGTAATATCTAAGTCTTCAGCAGTAACTTGAGCATCTACATAAGCAGTTGTAGCTACTTTAGTGCTATTGTCATTTAATGTTTGAGTTGTAGCTGTAACGCCATCAGCAAGAACTGAAGTGGCTGTTAAATTGCCTGTCAAATCCCCTGTTACGTCACCAGTTACATCGCCTGTTAAATCTCCAGTTACATTTCCAGTGATATTACCTGTCACGTTACCAGTTACGTTTCCAGTTACGTTTCCAGTCAAATCACCAGTAACATCCCCTGTAATATCTCCTGTGACGTCCCCTGTTACATTACCTGTTAAATTACCAGTCACGTTACCTGTAACGTCTCCTGTGACACCTCCAGTAACGTCTCCTGTCAAGTCTCCTGTCACATTTCCTGTTACACTACCAGTTAAAGTTCCACCAGTTAGTGTAGCAGTACCATCGGTTAAAGTACCCCCTGTAATAGTTCCTGATACTGTTGGCGAATCAACTAATCCTACAGTAAGTGTTTGACCACTTGCAGAAGTTTCTATTTCATTATCTGTTCCAGCTATATCTAATACTTGGCTGTCTAAATCGACTGCACCTGTTCCACTGTCCCCCTGAAAGTCTAAGTCTTGAGCCGTAACATTTGTATCAACATAATCTTTAACAGCAGCACTTGTTGGTATAGATGTATCATTATCATTATTAGCGATACCATCCGCCTCATCAACAAACTTCTCTACTGTAATGTCTTCTCCTGTGTCTTTGAGAGAGCCAAAAGATACAGTGCCTGTTGCGGTCACTTGACCGTCATTACTAAGTGTAACACCAGTTGCATTACCAGCACCATCAGTAATCTCTACAGCACCATCAATAGCTTCGTTATCCGAAGTCTTTAGTAGCCCTTCGTAAGTATCTTTTATCTTCTGATTAGTTAAACTTGCCATTTATTTTGTTTTTAATAGGTCTTTATTATTTACTTTCAATCCTTTGTTTAAGTATTGTTTCAACTTAATAACATTTTCCTTTTTAGGTTTATACTTGCTTATAGATTCCATCCGTGAAATAATGCGTCTTTATCTGGGTAAATGTCTTCATTGCTATTCGTGTAATACTCTGGAAACTTAGAATCCGCATTAAAGCTCATATAATCTATAAATCTTTGAGTATAATACTCAGCATAATCTCTCTCTCTACTAATTAATAAATCAACCTCTTCTTTGTTAGCGATTGAGCTGTTTTCTGAATTATGCTTATATACGCCACCATTAGCGATTGTGTACGCTGCAAATGGTAGGTATTCTGCCATAGCAAAATGAATGAGCATAGGTTGAATGTAATCATTAACAAGATTCAGATAATCACCTGTTAGATTGCCATCAATAATATCTTGACTAATCTTATTATATAAGTCAGTACCCATATAATTTCTAACGTGAATCTCTTGTGCTATCTTGATGAACTGAATGAATTTATCGGTATCTACCGAACCACTCATCGCAGTGTTCTTTATAAGGTCAGCTCTCTTTATGAATAATGCAGTTGCCATATTAGTCTTCTTCTTCTATTTGAGGTTCTTCGTCAACTTGGTCTTTTTTGACACCAGTCTCTTTTTCTATTTCACTTTCAGATATGGCGTTAGTTAAATCAGTAAACTCAAGTGGTTGTAATGTCTTAAAGTATATGTCTAACTCGATTCCGTTATACATAAGGACTTTCTCAAGCTCATCTAATATAGTTACTTGCATTGGGCGAATAACAGTATTGTCCATAAGCACAGAAGCCGTCTGAAGCTCTTCTGCGTTGTTTCCAAGACCAGTGGAGTCTTTGATACCAACAAGCATAGGGGATACGATTCTGTGAGATACCATTACCTTACGCATAGATTCATCAGACAAGAATTGATACTGCTGGTGAGCGTCAGATAATTGTACAGGCTCTATTGTAGCTGCAAGCTCCTTAGAGTCGTTAAACGCCAAGATAAAGCGACCTGCGTTAGAACTACCGCTAAACTTCTCAACGATACTTCTCTCAATCATCTCTCTCTGCTCATCTGGTGGAACACCGTTATTGAAGTTGATAAGCATAGAAGGTGCGAGACCATTCTGAATGTTATTGATGTGATAGTTCGCTACTTCCTCTTCAAGCTCTGCATATTGTAACCCACCCTGATAATCTACTGGCGAATAGTATTTGTAACCAGCACGGTAGGGCTTGATGTAAAGAATCTCAAGTGGTGATTTAGATTGACCGAAAGCAGGAATCCTCTTTAGCTTATCTGATTGTCTGTACTCTCCCCAATTAGAGTGGTAAAAGTAAGCTTCTATTTCGCCTTTTGAGTTGCATTTCTCGGCTCTAAGTGTCTCTACAGGCATATGCTCAACCTGAGCAATCTTCTTGCGGTCTTTAGTGTATATGATTTGAAGTGCAGCTTGACCCATCATTTTGTAATCGTAGCAAACTTTCTTCATACAGTCCTTAGAGAAGAGTTCTTTCATCTCGTCATACTGGCTTTGCTTTTCTTTTCCGTCAGTAGCGTCAAGTCCTTTTCCGTAAATCATTTCTGCAATACCGTTGATTGCAGCGTTGTTTGTTGGCGAACCATTATACCTGTCAATCAGGAACTCGAAGTAGTTGTTGTCATCGCCATACGAAATCCAGTCTTGATTACTGTACTCCTTAATGTCAGGGCGTGAATATGACTCTAAGTTTACGATGTGTATCTTACCATCTTTTGCTTGAGGCATAGTTCTTCTATTTGTGTTTCTTTTAGACTTACTCATAATATAACATATTCGTTGTTGTAAGTTGACTCTACTACATAATCATTCTTGTTAGGGTCATACTTATCGTAATCTGTTTGGTCAGTACAGAACATCATACCCTCGTACAGTTCTCCGTCAATATCACTTAATTTAATCGTGTAAAATGTGCCTTCTTTTAAGTAGAATATAGATGTTATAGTAGAAAACACATCTCCATATTCATACACAAAATCTGGGTCTTGATTCCAATCAACATCTAGTTCATTGAAGTAGAAGTCTGTTGTCTGCCAATAATACTCAGAGACGTAATTAGAATCTCTGTTAGTTGACTTATCAATCAGAGTCATTGTAACAACTCCGTTGTTCTGTCTTCTTGTTATAACTTTAAGCACCTGTGTGCTATTAGATGTATTTAAGACGTGCATACTAAAATAACAAAAACAGCACTTTTTGTTTTCGGTGTATAAAAAAATAGGGGATGTAAAACACCCCCTATTAGATTCATAACCCTATTGAATTTATGAAGGGTCTCTTTGAGTAGATTCTGTAGCTGTAGCACTAGACATACCTGCAAATGGGTTGCTATCAGTACCACCATCAACAAATGAAGGCATACGTAGTTCGTTCGCAGTTAGTGTAAGTGTGTAGCCGTTTAAATCTCCCATAGCAGTACCAGTAACAGCAGTACCACCAGTAACATCAGCACCGTTATCTGCACCAACTAAAAGGAACTTGTCATCAAATGTCTGAACGACAACGTGAGGGCGACCATAAGCCATCAACTTCAATTCTTTGTTATCTTCTTTAGTTAGTTTAAATAGAGTGAGGTTCACGACTTGCTCGAAGAATGTTGTTCCGTTCTCAAGAGAAGACGTAATGTTAGTTTCGAGGGAAGAGTTACCTTTGACATCGTAAGAGTGGTAAGTGAAAGTTCCTGTCATATCCGTGATTTCGTCACTGCTACCAAAAGTTAGCGTTCCTAAATCTCCGAAGTCTGCAAAATGAATTTTCTTAATCCCACCTACGGCATCTTTACAAGGTCTTAATCTTCCTCCAGTTAAATCACAAGCCATATTATAAGTATTAAAAAGGGGGTGGGTTTAGCACCCCCATATTAGACGATTAATTATTAGGTGTAAAGAACGATGTCAGAACCGATACCATATTGGACACCAGCAGTGAATCGCATTACGATACGGACATTTTGACTTCCGTCAAGGTCTGCCATATCAATAACTTTAACTTCGTTGTGGTCAGATAATAGACCAGTACCGAAGTACAAGTTAGATGTCTCAGCAGCTACAGCATCGTTATCAGCAAGACCATTAGCAACAAACAAAGAAATACCTTGAAAGTTCATATCAGTTTTACCGACATTGTATAAGTCTCTGTAACCTAAAGCAGCTTGTGCAGATACATAAGCCTTAGCGATGTTTGAAGAAACGTAGATTTTCAAATCTTCTTTTCCATAAACAGCAGAAGGAATTGCATCAACGATTTTCCCAAGTTCAGCGATTACGTTAGCAGAAGTAACAGTAGTACCTGTAACATCTACAACAGTTCCGTCAGCAGCTAACAAAGTAGATAGACCGTCAAACTCACCAGCAGTAGCGTCAGTACCTTGCCAGATGTTTTGCTCAGTTTGCTCTGCAACTTTAGCAGCAACGTGACCGATTAGGAAATCAGCGAATTTAGGAGGCAAGTTGTCATAGGCAGAATAACCCATTTGAACAGCTTCCCAATCAGAACGGAAATCCTTCTTACAAAGCTCAAGGTTTACTTGAAACTCTTCAGGTTGGAGAATACGCTCTGTCAAAGTCAAAGAACCAGCGTCAGTAAAATCACAAGAAGCGTTCCCAATAAGACCGCTTGTAGCAACTTTCTTTACAACTTCTTTATACTTTACATTAGGCTTTACAGTAATACCGCCTTGTGCGATTGTATTACCGCTTAATAGAGCAGCAGAGATGTACTTTCCAGCAAACTCTCCTGCGTATGTAGTAGTAATTGATGGAGTTGGCATAATTTATTTATTATTTAGTTTATTTTGGACATTACTCGGTCAAGTGTCGAAAGAGGGCGATTTTGACCGAACTTAAAGCCCTCGTTTTTAGATTGTTTTTCCTCTGGATTGTGTGCAATAGGCTCAACTGCTGGTTCAGCAGATAACTTTTCAACCTGTGCGCTCAATTCAGCTTTTTCTTGCTCGTAAGATTCTTTATCCTTACCCATTTCACCTTTCATTGACTCAATCATATCTTTGAGTTCAGCGATTTTAGAATCGAATTCAGACTTGGAAACATATTTATCATCTTCTAATTCCTCTTCTTCTTCAACTTCTTCTTCTTCTTCCTCAGCTTCTTTCTCAGCTTCGTCTTCTTCAGCAAGTTTTTCTTCAGTAGATTCGTTAGATAGTTCTGTAACCTCTTCGGTTACTTCGTCTTCAGACAATGCAACTTCTTCCTTGACTTCAACTTCAGGAGCAACCTCTTCAGCAGATACTTCTACGTTCTCTACTTCTTCTTTTACTTCTTCTGCGTTAATCATAGAAAGTTTCTGCATAATGTCTTTTAATATAAGAGTTGCTTTACCTTCCATAATAAAATTTTAACTTTAAAGTATATAATAATAACTAGTAATAATTCCTCTGTTAGATTTTGCCCACACCTTGAGCTCTTAATGTTCCGTCACAGCATTTCCTTGAATACGTCCTGCCGTTCTTACATAAGCACCCACGTTTTGAATTGCGTGGAGATGTAGTGCTTGGTGTTTCTTCTGTCTTTTTCATTTCTTATTGCTTTTAGGGTGCTTCTTAGGTAGTAAGTCGTAATCAGTTATATACTTGGCGTTTTGTGGTCTTCCGTTCTTTAGCAGGTAGATATAAGCATTAACTCTTGCTTGTGCCCACTGCTCGGCAGACTTTACCATTGGACTGTGTGAAGTTTGAAATGCACCTACTCCACGTTGATATACAGATTTCAGTTGACCTACAGTTGTTCCGTAACCGAGTTTAGATTTATACT